ATGATCCGCATCCCGAGTCGGTGTGGGCGCAGAATAGCCTGCCGGAAACTATCGCTGATTGTTGTAAAATGTGCAACGCGGCTGCCAGAGCATGCGCAAACAACATGTCATTTGCATCGGGTCCGCAAGTCGAGGTTGACGTGTCTCGGATTGATCCGGCGGAGGATATAGAGCAGATTATACCATTGCGGATTTGGCGGACAACCAGGGATGCTGCTGGTAGTGGCAGACCTGCGGTAAATTTTTATCAGCCGACTATGAACGCTGATCCGTTGCTTAAAATTTTTAAACATTTTTATGATCAGGCCAGCGAACAATCCGGCATCCCTAATTATGTTTATGGGTCGGAGAAAGTCGGTGGCGCCGGTTCAACGGCCAGAGGCTTGTCGATGCTCATGAACGCTGCTGGGAAAACCTTAAAAAACCTCGTATTTTCGATCGACAGGGGTATTGTTATACCGGCGTTTAAAACTCTGTGGGTTGATATTATGCTCAATCCGGATGACAACGTGCCTAAAAAAGGCGATGTCAAGATAATAGCTCGGGCAAGCGACTCATTAATTGTTGGTGAGCAGTTGGCATCATTGAGGCAAGAATTTTTGAATTTTACCAGCAATCCAATAGATAGGCAGATTATGGGGATGGATGGAAGAGCGGCGTTATTGCGCGAGCAATCCAAAGAATTAAAAATGCCGGATGGTGAAGTCATACCTTCTAAACAAGACTTACAATCAAGGATGCAGCAACAAGCCATGAACATGAGACCCGAGGAAGAAACAGGGGTTGCATAATGATGATAAAAATTTCCGATTATCTGTACGAGGCGGCTGCAAGGCTGCGAGGTAATAATAATTTTGATAACATTTTAGAAGAAATTGAAAAAATTATTAAAGCGGTATCTGCCGAAACCATGCAGGAGCGAGACGACATCACGTTGAGACGGCAGCAAGGGGCGGTTATAGTATTGTCAGAGCTATCGGATGCCTTAAAAAACGCTGCTGATATCATAGCTAAAAAAAATAAAAATAAAAAGCGCACAATAAACAACATATAATAAAGGAGGTTTAAAAAAAACAATGGCAAGATATGAAAATTTAAGCGTGGGGCAGCTCCAGGTTGACAACATTGTCAACGGGACGTTTAGCGCGTGGCCTTTCCCGCACCGCAAACTGTTTGTTGACCCGGGCGGAATTCTTTCCGATTACGGCATGGACGATGTATATTTAACCTTGACGGCAGCCGAGGAAGCTGCGGTCGCTAATCAGCATGATACGGTTTATATCGTGTCTGGTTCCACCAGCTTGAGCCTCACTGCCGAGCTTGCATGGGATAAAAGCTACACACATTTGATTGGTTGTTGTGCTCCGTCTACTATCGCCAATCGGGCCAGGATTTTTAATTCCGGGGAAGAGATTGCTAACCTGCTTAATATCTCCGCTTCCGGTTGTGTATTCCAAAATTTTTACATTTTCCAGGGTGGCTCGGCTGCTACAGCATTAGGCAATACGACTATTTCAGGTGGGCGAAATTATTTTGACGGCGTTCATTTTGCCGGTATGGGTCACGTCACGGCATCGGCTGAGACTGGGGCATTTTCGTTAAAATTGGATGGCGCAGAGGAAAATAAATTTGCCAACTGTACCGTAGGTGTTGACACCGCTGTACGGTCTGGGGCTAATTCCCAGGTAATACTTGATTCAGATGCTCACCGAAACGAATTTGTTGACTGTAAATTCCTGTCGGCATCCTCAGTTACGACTGCTGTTATGGTTAATCTGGCCGACGTACACGCCACGAGACGGTATAATTTATTCAAAAAATGTCTGTTTTATAACTGGTCCGAGAATCATGCAGCCGGAGGGAAACTGGCAGCTTGTTTTAAAACACCCTCTGGTACGGACACCAACGACCTGATCATTCAGGATAGCATGCTGGTTAATATTACGGAATGGCAAGCATCTGACCGTGGAAACATATGGGTATTAGGATCAGTTGGCACCGCTGGGACCGCTGGTGTCGGATCATCCGGTCAGAGCATCGAACCGAGTTAAGCAAGGAGGATAAAAAATGCATGTAGATAGTGACGCTTCGGCTGTAGCCGGGAAAAAAGCCTGGGAAGATTACAGGAATAACATGACGCTTGGCGAAATCGCAGAAAATGACATGGCGATGTTCCAGGACCGGTTTAAAAAAACCAAAAGACATATTTTCCCAGACTCCAAAAGCGCATTATTTTTTGCAGGCCAATGCCTTCTAAAAACATTGGCTAAACTGGGGATCGACATTGCTATATTGAGTCCGGCCGATGTCGATGAAAAAATGAAGAAATACAATGTTGTTGTGGAAAATAGAAATTATTCGGATGACGGTGAACCCGGAACCGAATATAGCACCGGGACGTATGTCTACAACAATGGGGAGCTTGTAGATTTTATCTCTATGCCTTTGGCAGAAACACCGAGCTGGCTTGAGATAGACAGGACGCCACGGATTACAGTTTCAACGAGCGTGGTGCTTTAAAAAAAACAAAATGACGTATCGGACAGGCCATAAGGCTGCCGATCGGCATCAACAGCGAATAGGGCGAAAGCCAATCGCAAGGGAGAGCAAAATATGGGCGACAAATATACTGAGCAAGATCTTGATGGTTTGCCATTGAATGTTTTAAGACAACACGACAAATTACAAGATATGCTTAAAGCGAAAGATGAAGGAAACCAGAATGAAGGATCCGAAGGAGAAGTTCCAGCGGAAGATGCGGCAGCCGAAGAAATCATTCCTGAAGACGACGGGATAAAAGATGCCGTTGTTGATGATCCAGATGGCAAAGACGACGCATGGGAGCATAAGTACAAAGCATTCCAAGGTGTTCATCGTGCCAACATGGATGAGATGAAAGGTCGCATCAATCTATTGAAACAGAATCTTGATGAATCTGCAAAAACAATCGAGAATCTGAATAAAGCCGTCTCTATGCTCAAGGAGTCCACGCCGCAGGAAAAGAAATCAAGCGATGTAGATCCTCAAGATGGGTCCTTTAATCCATCGGATTATGAGGACTACGGGGAAGAGATGGTTAAACTTGTTACGGCTGTAAATAAGCTTACGAAAGAAAATAAAACACTCAGGGACGGAGAAATCGGAAAAATAAAAAATCTTGAAGACAGAGTCGCCGTGTCCGATGAAGACCGTTTTTTTTCTAAACTTGAGCGTGTATGTCCAGAGTGGGAAAGCGTGGACGCCGATCCGAAGTGGCTCGAATGGCTTGCGGAATCAGATCCGTTGACAGGTGCCAGGCGGCAGGACATTTTGTCATCATTCCGCCAACGCCTTGATGTTAATGGTGTAGCTAATGTATTTAAAACATTCGGGAATAAGTCTGACGTCAATGGAACGCCCGCGCCCGTACATTCGGCAAGGGCCGTACCAAGACGTGCGGCGGCGTCTACTCCCGGAGGAGAAAAAAAACAAATCACACCGCAAGACTATAGGAATATGGCTACTGCGGTGACACGTGGCGAAATGTCACACGAAGACTTTGACAAAATAACGAAACAGTTTCAAACATCGTTACGAGGGTGATGGGTACAAAAAATGAAAACAGTATTTGGCGCCCTCTTTCGATTTTTTAAATATTAAAAATAATAGGAGGGTTTATCATGGGAGTAACAGCAGCGTCAGGAACGCCGCAATATTCAGGTACATTTGTCCCTGAAATTTGGTCCGGAAAATTTTTGGTTAAATTTTACATTCAGACATGTTTGACCAAAATTGCCAACACAGACTATGAGGGCGAGATCAAAAAAGATGGCGACAAGGTCATTATTCGGCAGATAGCGGATATTACAACGCGGAAATATAGCAAGGGCGCAAATCTTATCCATCAGCGCCCGGAAGCTCCGAACAAGGAGTTGGAGATTAGCGAGGCTCGGTATTTCGATTTTATCTGCGACGATATTGACAAATATCAAACCGATATGCGGTTGATGGATGCATGGACAACCAATGCTAACAAGAACATGCAAATTGATATCGAAAATGAAGTTTTTGCAGATATTTACAGCGATGCTGCCAGCACTAATAAAGGAGCAACAGCCGGTGCAAAAACAAGCGGGTATAACCTGGGCGCGTCCGGCGCTCCGGTAGCAATTACAAAGACCAACATCCTTGAGTTAATTGTGGACTCGGCGAGTGTCCTGGATGAAACGAACAGTCCCGATGATGACAGATGGTACCTTATGCCCCCGTTTGCAACGGGCATGATCAAGAAATCAGATTTGAAGGACGCGTCTTTGTCTGGAGATGCCGAAAGCATTCTTCGCAAAAAAAGCGGTGAGGTTGGGGAAGTTGGCGGTTTTATGCTTTATCGTAATAACAACTTGACTTCCGTTACGGACGGCTCTTTCACGGCATGGCATCTCATGGCCGGGCATAAGTCGGCCTTGTCTTTTGCGTCACAGATTACTGAGATGGACACTTTAAAAGCCGAAAGCACTTTTGGTCAGATTGTCCGTGGTTTGAATGCCTATGGCTATGAAGTCTTGAAGACATCCCAGCTTGCTGACGTGTATGTTCGCAAGGGATAAATAATTTGTGCGCCGGTTTTTGGTGCCGTTGCTTGGCATTTGTTCACCGTTAACCGGCGCACATTTCAATAAAAATTTATAAAACGAGGAGATAAAAAGCATGACTACGTATACGTTTTTAAACCAAGGGGCTGCGATTCCGTTCAATAGCGGAGTTCAGGCGCTTTTCAAAAGAAAGATTGATATTCCCGACCTGGTGACTAATGGAGGCCTTGCAACCACGGCAAATGTAGCCGCTACGCTTCCGTCAACCGGCTTTGCTGCCACTGATATTCTTGAGGTCTTTGATGTTCCCGCCGGAACTCTAATTCTCGGCGCAGGAATCCGTGTTTCTACCGTTGAAGGAGCCACCTGCACTGTTGACGTGGGTGTTACATCCGCAACCGAAACCCATTCCCTGGCTGCCGATACCGATGGGTGGCTAAACGATATTGATCTAAATGCTCTTGCCACTTCCATTACGACCAATGATCTCGGTTTCGGTACTGCGACCGGCCTTCTTTTCGGCCAGGTGTATGTTACCGACGGATCGATTGATATTTTGTTTAATAACGCGAGCACCGAAACTGCAATTTTCGATATTTGGGCATGGGGTTTCCAGGCATATTAATGTGCTGTTTAACATTTAATTTTTGATTATTGTGCGCTTATAGAGGCATGGGATGGCACAAAAAAACCTTCCCATGCCTATTCATTAAAAGGAGTGAGCATGCCAAAGCAACGATATCTATTACAAAAAGACCAGGACTATGTTTATATTTGGACAGAAGCTTTGTCCGAAAAAAAAGGCTTCGTGGAAATAACTGAAGTCGTAGCAAAAGAAATGATGGGCAAATCTTTACGCGGAAGAGTTAAAACAGAATATCTCGATGAGCGAGACATGGAAGACGTAACAAAAGAGCGGATAGAATTAAGAGACGAACTTCTATCGTCCGACGATGAAGAAATCCTCCCCCCCTTGGTTGATGACGGAAATTTTGATGCTTTATCCGCCGAATTCAATCGAATCGAGTCTATGACCAGTAAAAATCAATTAGAAAAATATTGTTTTAAACTTGGGATAGAGCTTGACAGGAGAGAAACGTTGTCGAATATGAAAGAAACTGTTAAACAAGCCGTTAAAAAAATAGAGGTTTAATTCTATATGGCTACAGCCACTAGAGTACCATCTATCCCTAACGTATCTCAACCAGGTGTTTTGCCATGGTTGCAATACTATCTTGATGTTGTCAAAGAAATAATTGAAATCAGGGAGGGTATTCGTGGCAAGTCAAGCATTGACCGGTTTGTTAAGCTCGGGGAGCTTGCTGATCTAATTTCGTCTGAATACGCCTCCCTTTCAAGCGGGGCTGGTTATTACGAAGTTGTAACCCATGCGGGAAACCATACGGTATTATACTCGGATCTTAACAAGATTCATTTATACACAGCGGCGGCCACGATAACGCTACCGGCGATGAGAGCCGAGGACATCGGCAAGTGGATGGATATACGAAAAAGAACTACGGGAAATATAACCATAAACTGGTCTGGATCTGATTATATAATCGACGCCGGGACAACCAGTTTGACCAATACTAACGCGGCTGAGAACTTCGCTGTTATCCGGTTGGATGTAGAGGTGACAAACGCTTGGGGAATAGGATATCAATTGGGGACATGGAGCTAAAAGAATATGGGATCATCAAAATATACAGTCGGCGCTATGGTCGATACGGTTGAGCAAAAACTACAGGATGAAGATAATGGACAATGGCTAAAAACCGATCTTGTGAATTTATATAATCTTGTTCTCCGTAAAATATCATCCATGAAGCCGGAAAGTTATTCGGTTACAACTACAATGCTTTTGGCGGTTGGAGTTAAGCAGGCGATACCTTCGGTTGCTTTTGGCTTTGATTCTATCACAAGGAATATGGGTACCGATGGAGCCACGGACGGGAACGGTGTCCGGGAAACAAACATTGAACTATTAACAACATGGCTACCAGACTGGTCAGGAGCGACGGCTACAACGGATATCAAGCATTTCATGCGCGGCGATAATATGCCGGATCGGTTTTATTGTTATCCGCCCTCCGATGGGACTGGGTATGTTGAACTTATCTATTATAGAATCCCTCCGACAACCACATATGACGCGGACGGCGAATGGGAAAATGAAATAATCCCGTTGTCT